TATTTATGTTCATATGTTTCTGCAGATTCTTCTCTTATTTTATCAATTCTATCTAATTGATTGAGAAAAATTTGGTACATATTTTTTATAGCCATTAAATTATAACTCTATATAAATCAAGTACTCTCTTTATGTGGTCTGGGAAATCTGTATTGTCCCTGACTCCTGAAGTACCTTGATTCTGTAGCGTAGCTCCTGCTATTGTTCTTCTTTCCTTATGTTCGTCTTTTAAATAATATGTTACTAAATCAAATAATGCTAATTTCAAGTCTGCTGGTGTTGACGCATATCCTGCTGTGTATTCTATTTGAACACTTCCAACACCACTTGCCCAGTATTTTTCACCACCCGATTGATTCGTACGAATAATCGCGTCGCTGGCTGTATCTACGTAATATTCATAATCACTTGTAGATAGAGTTTGGTAAGTTTCTCCGTATCCTGTTCTTTCTTTCACAGAATTTACAGTTACCAATGGGCTCTCACTTACAATAACAGTAGTAGTATATTTATCCCTGATTGTAAAAGTTTCAGTTTTAGCTGAAGAGTAGTAATCAATAAATGATGTACCACAATACTTTTTTGCAAGGTCGCTGACTTGTGGAACTATAATATCAAGGCGTTGGTCTTCTTTCTGACCATTTATGCCTTCTGCATTTTTATATTCCTGTACTGTTATTAAGTCTGCCATAATTAAAAAGTGGTGGGTTTAAGGCAACCCACCAAAACCATAAGCCTAATATTAAGCTCCTTTGTACGCAAATGCCCACTTAGATGTAGCACCATCGATTAAATCGGTGAAGCCTAGTCTTTGTGAAGCTACTAATACTCTTCTTTGGTTAGCTACTTCGTAGTCTGACTCAATAGTAACGCCTCTTAATCTTGGCATTACATAGTTTCTTGGGTAGACTGCAACAGCACCATAGATACCAGCTGCTTTAGAAGCGAACTCGTCACATAATAGTACTCTTGAACCGAATACTTGACCAATTTCGCCACTTAGCTTAGTAGCCATGTCGCCAACTAAGTTAGCATCTTGGAATTCAGCATCTTCTAGTAGGTTATAATACACATCTTGTGATACGATATAAACTACGTCTGAAGGATTAACACCATATTTGCCCATATTCTTTCTCATAGCTAATAGGTCAGCTGCAGTAACTGCATCAGTTGCTGCGAAACCAGAAGCACCATCAGAAGTTTCGTGGTTGTCACTATCAGCAGCTGCTAATAGACCTTCAAATGCACCAGATGAGTAAACACCATTATCGTGGTTACCAGCTAGGATAGCATTTTCGATACCTCTTGCATGTGATCTAACCATTGACTCTCTAATTAAAGGAAGAATTGGTAAGATTGCATCTTCTTCAGTTTCGTTACCTAAGTATGATTGTGAGATTAACTTAACAGTAGAAAGTGTTCTTTCTGTCATGTCAACTCCACCAAATGGTGCACCATAAGTGTCGCCTCTCTGGGCTAAGTTACCATGTGGTGATGAACCAGAAGCTGTTTGTCCTGAAGCAAATTCAGCATAACCACTGTCTGGTAGAATTGGGATAATCATGTTAGCAGAAGTCATTGGTACTTCTCTAAATAGAGGAGCCAAGACTAATTCATTTTGAATATCTCTTTCGATGTTTGTTGAAACAACTTGCTCAAAGTCAGCTGATGAAACGCCAACGCCACTATGTGCATTAACTTTTTCCATTAAACCTTTAGCCATATCATTGTCCCATCCTTTACCAGTAGCTAAACCAGCAAATTTTGCATCAATAATATCGTTTTCAAAGGCTTTTTTCCAGTCGCCTTGACCTTGTCTATCTGAGAAATGTCTTTTTGACTCTCTCATATTCATGATTTCTTCTGATTTCTCAGCTAATTGAGACTCAAGATTTTTAACAACTGACTCTAAATTAGAGTAGTCTTCTTTGACTCTTGACTCAACATCATTCATGAGTTTCTCAGCGCCTGTTAGGCCTGCTTCAACTATAGTTTTAGTTTTTTCCTGATCTGCTTCAGTAGCAGCTTTTTGAACTTCAGCTTCTTCAGCAGCTTTTTGAGCAGCTTCTTCAGCAGCCTTCTGTTCAGCAGCTTTTTGCTCAGCTTGCTTCATTGCAATTTCAGCAGCTGTATCAGCAGCTACTTTCTTTGCAAACTCTTCAAGATTGAACTCCGAGTTGCTTTCAGGAGATTTATTTTCTTTTGACATATTTGTCTCCATGTTGTGGGATTCCTCCCGTCCTGGCTGCTCAACATTAACAGCGTCTGCTGATTCTGCTGGGTTAGCCTTATAAAAAGTTTGCTTGTACTTGTTGTATTCTTCCATACTATCAAATGATTTGCTTAAACCAAAAGTTGCCCCTTGGTTGCAAGGCACTGATACTACAGAAACTTCAAAAAGCTCCGCGTCCTTTATTTTATATCCGTCAGTTTCAGTCATATAATCAGCATCCTTGACTTTGAAACCAACAGAAAAAGCTCCAAGGACACCGTCTTTAATTAATTGAGTTACATCACCTGCAGCTTTAGATATCTTTGCAGATATCTCTAAACCGTTTTCTGTAACTTGTAAATCTTTTGCACGACCAATAGGTTTGTCGTAATTGTGATTAAACAAAATAATTGGATTGTTTTTAAAATTCTCTAAACCGCCTTTTGTCCATGCATCACTTTCGATAATATCTCCAGCTCTATCAAGTCCGTTAGTACTTGCAGAACCTTTAATATCAACGCCACCGTCTTCTGATTCACCGAGTGCTTTAAAAGTGCTAGTCCAATGATAAATCTTATTTGCCATCTTTCTTCTCCACTTTTTTCTTAGCAGGTGCTTTCTTTTCGACAGGTGCTTCTTTAACTTCTGGTGCAGCTACTTCTACAGGATATCTTTTTGATACCACGCTGAGTACTCTACTCCAAGAACCAAATGCTCTTCTTAATAAATAATCCTTAACAGGAACATCATTTCCTTTTGCTTTATAAGCAGGCAAATCCATAGGACCGCCTTCTGCTTTAAAGTAATCGGAAAGAGCTTTTACCATCATATCTTTTGTCATAATTATTCTTCCTCGCTTGGGGCAGCCTCTGAAGGTCTACCTCCTTGTTCCGGATTTGCCGCAGAACCCGCTATATTAGCAGGTACTCTTGGTTCATCAAATCCATCCACAGGGTCTTTGCCTAAGGCCTCTCTAGCTTCGTTGGCACTTAATATGCCTGTGTTTACTAAAGTTGCGTAATAAGCTGCTTGGTCTCTTAACTCTGGTTGTAAAGCAGGAATACCTGTTACATCTTCAGATAGTGAAAAACCAAAAAATCTTTCTAGTGCGTATCCTACTTTTTTGACTATTGGTAAAACAGTCTCTAAGTAATATAGTCTATGGTTAGGTCTTATGTTTGCGTTATTGCCTCCATCCATTAAAATTGGTGGTATTCCCATAGCTTCTAGAATAATTCTTTCATTTGCTTTTATGGACTCTGCAAAATCTAGTTCTTTAAAATTTATCTTTGTTAAAGGGTCAACTTCTAACCCTCCGTCTAATATTAGAGGTCTTCTACCTCCAGTATTAGGATTATACCTCATACCCCAGGCCTGCATCATTCTTTCTTTTACTTTCTCAGAAAGAGTATTTGGTGATTTTAAGACTAACCCTGGAACTGCTCCATTCTTAAAAAAGTTATCTTGAAAATTTCTCATGCTACCAAGTAGTTGCATAGTTCTGTAAGCTGGTTTTAGCCTTGGAACTCCCCTGTAAATTGAATTGAAACTATTTTCTTTTATGTGTATAATTTCATCAGGGCTGTAATCTATTGAGTTATCATATGAATATCTTTCTACATATGTTTTGTCATCAGTATGGATTGTTACTTTATCTGCTGGTAAATGATAGAGATGAGCTCCATCAAAGTAAATAAAGATGTTTCCATCTATAAGTAAGTCAATTATTAGATTTCTTTTAAAAGCACTAACATCTTGAAAAGGGTTAGGCTCAATATTTAGTAGTAAATTTACTTTTGACCTACGAATATTCTTAAGAACGCTAGTAGTACCTACGAACTTTTCTCCTACAGCAAAAGGTATTTCAGAAACATCATCAACAATCATATTGACTGCTCTATTAACGATTTCTAACTGTTCATAAGCATTTCTGTAGTTGGTAACTATTTCCCTTGAGTCAATAGTCATACCCTCATTTCGGGATATTACATATTGAGCAGGATTTAGTTTTTCCTCATCTACTACTGGAGTTCTGCCTAATAATCTGTCATACCATGCCATATTTGTCTCTCTGCTTCTCGACCCATCTTTTTTGTTTCTCTGCGTGTATCAACTTGGGTCGTTTTCCATAAATTGAATGTAACTTCATATGGTGACTATGGCAGAGTGTGACTGTGTCTTCGTAAAGTTCTTTGTAGTGTTCATCAATAAAGGCTTGTCGAATCTCTAGTATTTCTTGCTCGTTTTCAATAATTAATTTTTTCTTTTTTATCCAAGTTTCTAGTAGTTCTGTAAGCCCGTGATAG